ATTTGTTTCGCCAATCAATGGCATTAGTTTATCTGTTACGAACTTATAGATGAACCACACAAAATAACCCATGCCGACCGCAGCGACAATTGGAAATCCATATTGTTTTACAAGTTCTGCAACGAGTTGTGGATCCATTAATCTTTCCGAGCATCGTTCTTCCCGTCTGCTCGTGCAATTCGATCTAGATCTGGCTTCAAACCTAGAGCGGAACTGACAACTGCATCAACGCGAATAATATCATGGTTCATTGTCTTGACTCTGTTGTCAAGCCCCATAATAATACCCTGCATTCCCTTGATTGCCTTTACGACGCTCTCGAGAATATAATTGATAACAAAATAAACAAAAACCCCACCGATCAGCGCAGCTGCGATGGGGAATCCAACGTCTCCAATAATTTTAAATACGGTATCGTAACCCATAGTATTATTTATACTATTTAGAGATACCCCGCAGTGTTTATTCAGCTTTTAAAAATAACTCGTCAAACTTCTTTAGCCACATTGCTTTAAATTCTGGATTCTTTGCGCGCTGAGATGCAACGAGAACGTTCTTCAAACGACGGGCAAGCACGGGATCAAACATCATATAATAACTCCTACAAAAAGAATAGTAACGATAAAGGCGTTTACGACAAACAGAGCCTTATCCTTAGAAACCACAGCTACGTAAGCCCAAAGGCTCGCGCCAAAGATCGAGAGAATAAGATCTGTCGTGTGAAATTCAAATGCTCGACACGCCGCGGCGGCGATGACACAGATGGTGCCAATCCACTTAATCAGCTCAAGCATTTTCACACTCGAATTGATCGAAACCGAATGAAGCGCAGCGATAAAGCTGACCGTTATGTTCAAGGACGTCACCGACTGACATCGAAGAAACAAGACGAGTGATCTTTTGAACCTTATCGCTGTTCCAGAGGTTCATATACTCAAAGGCTTTTTCCAGATCGCGAGTATCAACAGTCGCAACGTGAGTGTAGTACTGGAAGTTCTCGGCTTTGAAAGTATGATCGAAGCTGCGACCGAAATATGCTTTAGACTTTTCAGTCTCTTCGCCACGGTTGATGGAATCGAATTCGGCGTCGGTAAGAGCGATCTGATAAACCTTAATCATCATTGTTTCCTTCTTGATTATAGTTTTACCTTACACTGTTTTGATAATATTGTACACAAAAAAAATGCGCCCAGATCGAGACCAAGCGCATTTTTATTTTTAATAAAAACAGTGACTTATTTCTTTGGAATTCGATAGTGATATTCATCGTCAAGATTTTCTCCCGTGAAATCAACTTCAAGTTCATTGATTTCCTTGAGAACGTGATATCCGAGATAGGAAAGAATTCCTATCACAGCAACTCCGGCGATTCCTGCGACTATGGTCTTCTTATTCATTGCCATAATATTCTCCAAAAAATAAAGCGAAGCGACGGGCCGATTGCTGGTTAGGCGGGAGCACCACTCCCCTTAGCCCGTCGCTTCTTCAGTGGTTCAGCAGTTCAGGTTCCACGACCCTCATAGTGTGCCTTAACATCACAGCTGCAGCTGCTTTGCCTTCCACTGATATTTAAACTGGCTCCCCAAGATGGGATCGAACCACCGACAGGGTGATTAACAGTCACCTGCTCTACCTCTGAGCTATTGGGGAATAAACTTTACTTTAAATTCTTCAATTCGGTGTTGATATACAGCTGAGCTGCGTCCATGATGGTGCGAACTACTGCCTTCTCGGCAGGCGTTGCACCTCTCGCTTCAACGTACAGATTGATACCAATCGATTGAGAACCCGGGCCATCATCTTCGTCAAGAGTGTGTTCGCTGACGTTCATTTCAACCTTCTTAATCATATAATATATTCCTTATTTATATACTGCTTCTGTCTTTATTCATTTCCATCTGCCGTAGAATGCGCTGTTCTTCTTCTAAGCGATCGATCTTTGCTTCCGGAGTTTCAATCTTCTTTGCATTGTGCGCAGCAAGCTCTTCGGGCGTCATCTTGTTTGTCATATCAAGAACGATATTAAACAATCGATCAATATCAGAAGAGTTAGGATAGTCACGCTGGGCCGAACCTAAGCGATTTTCAGCCATAGTCAAATAATCAGAATTAGTCATTACAATCTCCATTTCTACTATTCAATCACAACATAATATATAATTTGTACACTAAAAATAGATGGTACCGGATGACGGGATTGAACCGCCGGCCTTCTCCATGTAAAGGAGTTGCTCTACCGCTGAGCTAATCCGGCATTATGGCTTAAAAGTATTACCAATTTGTTTACTGGTAAGATGAAAAACAACATCGATAGTATTAATCAGCTGTTTAATTAAAGCGGTCTCTGAATCAACATAGCCATCAAGAGCGTTCTGGAATGTTTTATTCTGTACGTACGTCTTATTCCATTGCTTTTTAAAACTCTGCGTAACCATGACCATATAGCTAGTCTGAGCTGTAAAATTTGCATGCATCACATACTTCCTTGGTGGCTTAATGCCACCCATATTTATAATGGTATGGATGGAGGGACTCGAATCCTCACGCTCTTCGAGAGTGGTACCCGTGGAGGGACTCGAACCCCCAACATCCTGGACCTAAACCAGGCGCCTCTGCCAATTGGACTACACGGGCAAAATGGTCGGGAAGACAGGATTTGAACCTGCGACCCTCTGCTCCCAAAGCAGATGCGCTACCAGGCTGCGCCACTTCCCGAATTTTTATTAATTTTCTTCGGTTGTTTTCTCTGTTTCAGAGACAGGATCAAGCTCAGACTCTGTAATTTCAAACTCTGGTGCAGTTACGTCATCACCAAGAGCTTCTGTCTGTACTGCTTCATCCACGGTCACAGTTGCAGGAGCTTCGCTACAAGCAGCAGTGAGAGCTGCAACTCCGAGTGCCATAAAAGTTTTGATATTCATATTAGATTCCTTTGGTTGTTAAAAATATGGAGCGGGCTACGGGAATCGAACCCGTGTCGTCAGCTTGGAAGGCTGTCATAATACCATTATACCAAGCCCGCTTTTTCTGGTGCCCCCACGACGACTCGAACGCCGGACCCCATCATTACAAGTGATGTGCTCTACCAACTGAGCTATAAGGGCATTGTCTATTATATATTATATTTTAAATGGATGCCCCCCTAGGACTCGAACCTAGATTGACGGATTCAAAGTCCGCGCTCTTGCCATTAGAGGAAGGGGCAATATAAATGGTGTTCACTATCAAAGAATTACATGTTTGAACGCAGAATAAAATTCTCCAGCACTAATATAAACAGCAAGTAGCGTAATCACAACTCGCCAATTCGTAGGTGTTTTTTTCTGGATATCTTGAATACTAAAGTAGGCATTCAACGCAAGAATAATAGTCCAAATAATAAGATTAAGCATTATACATCCTTTTAAAGTGGTGGACACTCTGGGGCTCGAACCCAGGACCTACAGGTTAAAAGCCCGTTGCTCTACCGACTGAGCTAAGTGTCCAAGTAAATGGTAGGGGCAGTGAGACTCGAACTCACACTGGAGGGATTTTAAGTCCCGTGTCTCTGCCATTGGACTATGCCCCCGTGGAGGAAGCGGTGGGATTCGAACCCACGGTACCTTGCGGTACGACAGTTTTCAAGACTGTATCAATCGACCTCTCTGACACGCTTCCTATTGGTACTCCCGAAGGGACTCGAACCCCTAACCTAACCGTTATGAGCGGTCAGCTCTAACCATTGAGCTACAGGAGTGGAATTGGTGCGCCGTGCAGGACTCGAACCTACTGCCTCAAGCTTAGAAGGCTCGCGCTCTATCCAGATGAGCTAACGGCGCATTCGATTAGGATATGCGGCCTAATCGATGAAAAAGGTTAGCTACCTTCGTCAATTCAGGCGAAGGACTGCGCTCACTTTCCTCGATACGAGTAAGCATATCTCTATAGCAGTGAAGCGATCTCTTGATTAATTCCAAGTCTTGAACTGCAAGCGTCACGCCTTTGATTTCATCTGGCATTACTTCGATTCCATTAACCAGTTGTTCGCTGTATCCATCCAATCGAGCGCTTCGACAGGAAGAGATTCACCACGACGCTGAGCGTTAAGAAGATTGCAGAATGTATCTTCTACAGCCTTCGGATTTTCCATTGTAGGAAATGCAAAAAGTTCAACTTCCATATTTTCCTCCATATAGTATATATTCAATTTATCGCGCAGTGTAATCATAAACAGTGAAGTGAGTGGCGTCGGCAATCAAACAGTAAGACTGCGATTGATTGCGACTACGAAGATAAGTGCCGCCACCGAGACGAGGCATGCGACGACCGACAGATTGCGCACGTGGGCCACGATAGCGAAAACGCGGCTTAATACCAGCATCGGCATAGGCACTCAAAACTTGTTCGCGAAGTTCGATCGGAATCCAATAGGCTCGGACAGGATGATAAGGATTGTTAGTACCATGAGCAGGCACAGCGTAGATATTTTCGATTTGTTCAACGGTAAGAGTCACTGATATATCCTTTCAACTGATAATATCATCTTACATCGGTTTCGGATTATTGTACACCGGTATTTTCATTTTAAGCGTTTTTATTCCGAAAGCCACTGAGCAATCGATCCAAACTTCAGACCAAACTTGTACTCAAGTGATTCAAGACCATAGAAGTTAAACTCCTCAGCGTCGATGCCATGAGCATCGGCGATGATCTGGATTGCACGCTCGCGTGTGCAATTCTGAACGATCTGCATCGTTTCCTCGACGCGGGCAACAAAGCCAGTAAAGTTCTCTTGCTGCTCGATAGCTTCACGAGCGTTCTGCTCGTTCAGGCGATTGACAAGATATTCAAAGTCAGCATTGAACTCTTCGATCGAATCGAACTGGGCGTAGCGGGGACGACTACCATACACGTCCTTGTACAGGTCCGAGTAGATGTCGCCGTCGTGGCTATTGGTCAGAGCGTTGATGTCCGAGAGAGTAAACATCTCAAAGTCCTTATTCACTGTTGGTATTACCATTATACACTAATCTGAATTAATGTACACAACTATTTTAGCCGTGCATCTGAATACCTTCGATCCGTGGAGAGATCGTCTTGGCAGAGTACTGCACACCGTTGATCTCAAAGAAGTGCCGACCACCAATCGGACCGACCTTTTCCCAACGAAGATTGAGAGCTTCCCTCTCACGGAAAGGGCTGATACCTGCAGTCCAAGGACGACCGGTACGCAGTTCGAAAGCACCGCCGCAGAGATTCGTAACCATGTTTGTTTCCTTGTTCATCATATATCCAGGATACCATGTTTTTCAAATAATGTACACAAAAAAATGCGCTCAGAATTATCTAAGCGCATTTTAGTTTGAATTTAAAATTATTATCGATCAAGATAAAAATTGACCAGGCTTCGAAACTTGCTCCGAACGCCTGAAATCATTTTCCCAGCAGAGTGCCGACCTTTGCTTCTGCAACCGCAAGTCTTGCTTCGAGGGAATCAAGGACAGGATCTGCAGGAGCAGCAACGGCCGCTGCTAATTCTTCCTTGACCGCTGGAGCGACTTTTTCGCCAATAGCTGCAGCAACAATAACTGCGACTGCGTCAGCAGCAGCCTGGACCGCTTCTGTAGCTGGAACAGGAGCTTCTGCAACCGCTTCAGTAATCAATGCAGTAACAGCTTCTGGATCCTTTACGACTTCTGGATCAGCCGCAACAACTGCGGCGACAGCGGCAGCAACGATCGCAGCAACTTCTGGATTTTCAATTGCAGCGGCTTCGTTCTGAGCCTGAACAACATCTTCAACAATTATAACTGCTTCTACGTCGTTGGCGCTCGGTGAAAGAACGACAACCTGTTCAAGAGCAACAGCAACTGTGTCTGCTGGAGCAGCAACGATTGCTGCGATCTGTTCTTGAGTTTTTACAGCGATCAATTGATCAACTTGAACTTCAACGGCCGAGAGTCTCTGATCAAATTCAACGACGTCGTCAATGATATCTGTATTCGCAACTGTGCCTGTAAGTGTAGCTAGCTTAGCTTCTACTGCAGCAAGTCTTACTGCAAGATCGTATAGTCTCATATAAAATTCCTTTGATTTAGCCCCCATGGCATTTTTATTTATTGGGAAAAAGTCCGCTAGTTGAATGGGAAAAATATTAAATTTTTAATATCATATGAAAATTAGCTTTTCAATATGCCCCAGGTCCCGTCATAATTTTCTACGAGGGCAGTGCAGCTCTCACACCAGTCTCCATCGTTCATATAAACGATGTCATCATACTGTGTTATTTCTGCGTGATGGATATGTCCGCAGATAATACCGTCATATCCCTTACGCTTACAATACAGTGACATTTCCTTTTCAAACTCTCCGATATAATTAGCGGCAAGTTTTGCTTTGTGCTTAAGATATTTTGCCAAACTCCACGGTTGCATTCTAAGCAATCGTCGCATCATATTAACAGACTTATTGATATGAATTAGAGAATCATACGCAAAGTCTCCAAGATGCATGATGAATCGGCCTGTCTTCGTTCGCATTAAATTGTCGAACAAATCACCGTGCACTACCAAATAACGTTTACCATCGATTCCTACATGAATGCAGCGATGCTCTACAGCAATTCTACCAATTTTAATATTTGGAAAAGATCGGAAGATTTCATCATGATTACCGGTGACATATATTACTTCTGTCTTCTCTGAAATTTTCAATATTTTTCTGAGTATTTGATTATGGCTTTTCGGCCAATACCATTTCTTTTTGAGACGCCAAACGTCTACAATATCTCCAACCAAATATAGTCTCTCAGTCTCGATGGTCGAAAGAAACTCTAGGAGAGCATTTGAATTACAATGTTTAGATCCAAGATGGAGATCGGATATGAATACTGATTTGTATTTTTTACCAGTAGTTTTTGGCATCTATTTTTTCCCAGTATTGATTATTATTTCTATTGAGAAAGTTTTTTATCAAATACCAAGACATACCTAAGTAACCCATCTTCTTAAATCTACGACTATCTTGACCAAAATAATGATCAGCAATCATAAATTTTTTAGGACTATACATTTTAGATAAGAAGAAGTCTTCTGATGTGGCATATTTATCAGGAAAGCCGCCAAATTCATTAAATTTACTGGTTCTAGTGAGCATATATGCCCCAACAGCAAATGGCATCCATCGTGATAGAATTTTGTTGATTAAATTGAACAGCGAAAAGGCAAGAGTAGTTCTGATCGAATCATCATAACACTTGATATTTAAACCTACAAGATCGAGGTTCTTTTCTTCTAACAGATTCAATGTGTCTTTAATGACAGTGTTGCTAAAAAATCTAACATCAGCATCTATGAAAAGAATATATGGTGTTTTTACAAGTTTAGCTCCATTATTCTTTGCAGTTGATACTGGACCACCTTTAATAATAGTAACATTTAGATTGCCTGAATGTGAATCTATAACTTCTCGAGTTGAATCGGTCGAGGCATCAGCAATATATATTTTTACACCTTCAATACCTTCTTGTCTCTTCAGACTACCCAGCAAATAAGAGATATAATTCTCTTCATTCTTACATGGAACGACAATAGTAATTTTGTCGTGCATTAAAGTTACTTTTTTCTACCGATATTATATTTCGTCACGAGGCTCCATTCGTTTTTTTCCTTGAATGGAAGGATCTTAATTTGGTTCAAAGGAGTCTGAGGATCTACGATTTTATTTGGATCCACTACTGCAATCAATCCCCAGTCGGAGAGAAGCTTGACTATTGTATTTCTTCGACCTTTGTCTTCTGTAGAGAAGTCCGATGGTTTACCGTCAAGAGCAAAGAGCTCTTTAAAGTGGACGATATAATATTTACCTTGTTTGTGTAGAATATGACAAGACTGATAAAGAGTCTTGTCCTTACGAGAAGCCACGCCAATACGAGTCAGAGTTTCACGAACTTTTAGGAAATCATCCTCTTCGCCTAACCTCACTTCAATTAAAGTTTCTAATACACTCATGTTTCGCCCTTCTGAATCTTTTTCTTTATTATTTTTATGTGTTCAGAGGAGAGGATATCAAGAGCTGCCTTGGCAGCATGCCGGCTATAACCGTAATACTCTGCAACCGCTTCGAGATCTTCATCCTTTTCTTTTTTTACCCACTTAGCAAAGCGTTTGCTAGGTCGAATAATATTTATTAAAAAGGAATATTGCAGTTTGTTGTCGAGACTGTGGTTACAGTTCATCATGTTTGCGGCGTGGATACTATCCGCGAAGTAAGATAAAGATCGATTTGTTAGCCAAGGATTGTAAGTCTTCTCGGCGAGTGCATCATTCTCGGTGCCTTTCATCAGGTT